CAAAATTCGACATATTTTATTTCCTCTCTAGGGTTCCGTTTGAGTAACTTGAAGTATAGTAATCTCTTGCAAAAGATACACCAGAAATATCCTCACCAGATGCGATTACATCTTTAATCGTATTTATCCGAGTATTGGAAACGTCAAGTGTCAAATAGAGATCTTTCAGACCAACAACATCATTAGATTCTGGGAACGCTTGAATCTCAATTATATTATTGGGTGCTGATGTTCCAGTGATGTTAATAGTATTGATTAAGATTTCTCCTTTTGTATAATCAATTGTACCAACACCTCTCAGAGCAACCTGTAGTTGATCCTTATCAGTTTTTCTAATAGCAGAGAGCACACCCTTACCACTACCATCTAAATTACCATTTGCATCCTTATTTGGAACATCAGTAAAGAAGACGGTATCCGTAGATCCACTAATAGTAAATCCAGTACTCTTAATATTATATCCTACAGGGTTAATGTGGAACTTATTACCAAAGCACAATTCATATTGTGCAAATTGATTCACAAGTGCTTTCATATCTCTTCTAATCTTCACCTTCGTGATATTAGAAGTGATTGCATTATCAACCCTATCAATCAATTGCAGTGCTTTACTATACTTAAATCGCCCACCAAAGCGATTCATGTCAACATCTTTAGAATATACAGTTAGTGAATTGGTGATTCTTGACTTCAAGTCATCCGCATTAGATATTCTAGAGTTATCATAGTAAACAGTCGAATCAAGTTCAACATAAAGAACCTTAAGATCAACAATTTTCTGATTAATACCAGCAATTGAGTACTTTTTCAGTTTATTAAGAATATTTTGCTTATCAAAATCGGAAATATATGAACCATTCTTAGGTTTGATGCTAATTTGAACTGTTCCAAACTTAGGTGGAGTCAATTCTTCACCACCAACTACTGCAACAGACTCCGTATTGGAGTAAATTGAAGAAATAATCGCTTCATAGTCCCTTGATGTAACTGCTCTGTATTGCGCTGAGTACAATCTTGGAGCAAAGTACTTGATAGAGGATACATTTTCAATTTCACCGCCGTTTATCGCCTTCTGAACGGTGTTTATGGTGATTCCAGCGGTAGGAGTAGCACGATTTCCCTTATCATCCGCTAAATTACCTTGAAAATCGAATTGAGAAGGACCATTTCCGTTTTCACCATCAGTGATTAGGTAATTTACGGTAATAATTGCACCATTTTCTAATTTTTTACCAAAATATCCATCACCAAACAGCAATTCATACCTTTCATCACCAACTTCCTGTATTAAGAAGATTTCGGATGCCTTATCAATGTGTAAAATGTTGTCAACTAACTTATATTCTCTTCCAGTAGTGCTAGAATTTACATCTCCAACGTAAACTCTTATTGTTGAAGTATCAATATTGGGATTATCAATGATAAAACGTTGATCTCTTGATGTATCAACACTAAATTGCCTTGATAACAGCGTTCCTTGATAAATTTCTATGGGTTTATCTGCTGTTCCAAAGGTTGCAACACCATTTACTACGTTTGTAGTGATACTTTCTGGAATTGAGAAGCGATAAGTGGTGTTATCATAGGGTCCAACAGCGACTAAACCTGATTTTAGTTCTAAAGTCTTGGTTCCACTACCCACTTGTACATTAAAAGTAACGCTTGCCTTTGCCGCACTCTTAGAACGGGGTGTATATCCAATATTTCGCGCCAATGACACCACGTTTTCACGTACTGTGGCACCATCAAGGAAGGATTCATTAACAACAAGGTTAGCATTAAACGCATTGATATACGTATTATACGCTAACGTGTCAATCAAGACCGAAAAATTAGAACCTTCAAAGTCAAAATCAGTAAAATTTGAGTTTGCTTTGAGATAATTCTTGATTTCCGCCTTAATTTGGTCGAAATCTAGATTAGTAAACTGTGTATAAGGCATTGATTATCGTGTTGCCTCTAGTAAGAATGTAAAATTTTGTGTTGGGAGGTCTAAACCAACAATATCGAAGAACACATTACATTCAAAAGCGTTATCATCAGGTTGTGGATTGACCTGAATCTTCAAATTATTAATTCTTGGTTCATAATACGTGACTGTATTACGAATTTGTTCTTCTATAACGAGTGCAGTACCAACATCTACAAACTCAAAAAGGCTCCCACGAACGTCGGAGCCTAAACTTGCATTAAAAAAACGTTCTGATGGAATTGTTTCCACTAAATTACGTACTGATCTAATGATCGCACGTTCATTTGCCAATATAGGAAGGTCCTTTGTCACAGGATGTGGATCAAAGGAGAAACTAATATCTTTAAATGCTCTGGAAACCTTCCGAGACGCCATTGAAATGGTACATTTTTCTGAATATATTTATACCCTTACTCTTGATTTTGCTCTTCGTCTGTTAATTCTTCTGCTGCATCACTTGTTTTATGTGGTTTAGTCCAATAATCTGTAATCAATGATGTGGTACCCCACATCTTGTACATATACTCTGTGTCACGGTCTACGTGATACTTTGACATTAGTGCTCCTTTCGATTAAAAACGGAACTTTTTGAGGGGTTACTATCCCTGAGTAACTATTTACTCTGAGAGGTCTTGTGGACCTTCTTCTTCATCAGTATTTTTGTAATCTCCTGCAACTTCACGAATCAATTTTTCGTGTTGTTTTGCTGCAAGATTATCTAAGAAATCGGATTGGGGTTCAGTCATCTTTATACGAGTAAAAAAAGAGGGGCGTTTAAACCCCATTCAATCTTATTTACCTTGTCCGCGATATGCTTTCTTTGCTTTATTGCGAGACGTAGCGGCATATTTTGTATTCTTGCCAAACCCCTGACGAGTCTTCTTTGGGGTTGACTCGATCATTTTCTCACCAGAGAGACCGACTTTTGAACGTGCCATAATAATTTAGAACTTAGTGATGTTTGTTTTAAGATCTTGAGGTCTTGGAGTGCCTTTCTGATAATACTCTATCGAAAGGTCCTCCATAATATCAAAGTATTCCTCCTCGGTCAACCCCTTATAAAGAACTTTACCCTTGAGGAGGATTGTATACTTCTCTTTCATTTGACTCAGATAACGCGAGTTTTTTCGTGACCAACGCGGATGCGAGGATCACACCAAATCTCAAATCCTGCCTCTTTTGCATCAAGACAGAAACTTACATCCTCTCCACACATATCCTGTACTTCACCAGATTCAAAGACCTGCATCTTAGGAGCAAACCAAGGATATGGCATACCTTCGTGTTCAAATACACCATTCTTGATCAGCAACCAACCAAATCCTGCATAATCAACAGTGAATGGTTTACGACGCTTTGCAATACTCTCCAAGGTTTCGTGATTCATAACACCACCATTGCCACGGAAATCTTCTTCATCCATCCAGTGTGCAACAGAAGTAGTTTGACCATCTTCAGTGCAATACCAACCAGATGCAATATCCTTATCCATCAATACCAATTGATAGAACTTCTCAGTGTTGAATACAATATCACTATCAATCCATAATTGATAATCATACTGCAACTTACCATCCCAAGGTTTCTGATCAGGACCACGAAGAACATTTGCACCTAAACACTTACAACGTGCAAAGTTCACCATAGAACTATAATCTTGAGAGATCTGAATAGATGCTCCGTTCTGTACTAGATCAAAACACAGTTGTACAAAGTTCTTCAGATACGTGTATGAAACACCGCGACCTGGGAGACAGAATACAACAGTCTTTCCTTTGACCATTTCTCTTGCTTTCGCATAATCCCATTCCGCCTCTGCAGGTTTCTTACTAACGGGGGATTTTGCTTTAACTGTAAATCCTTTTGCCATAACTTAAGTCAAGTTTGAATTTGAATCGATTCAGTAGTAATTATACTCCAAGTTTACTCTATTGTAAACCTTAGAGTTCGGTTACTACGATACTATCACCATCTACTTCCATATTGATCTCTGTTCCCTCAAACCACCCAAACTCGGAGATAATCCACTCGGGCACCTTAATCACATACTCACCAGTTACAGGATCGACCTCTACGGTGCTGAAATTTTCTCCGGGATTTTTTTGCATAGAAGTTATACCTATTTCCATTTTTGTTTTATATAGAAAAGTGTAGAGTTATATAAAGACCTCGCCAAAGCAAGACTTTATAGATTAATGGTACCTAGTGATTTTAGCCACACGCGCCGCCGCGCAACGCCCCCCCGTAGGGGGGCACTGCCGATCACGAACCCAGCACTGCGTCAGCGCACATCACCCAGGGCGGTCGCCTTGGTGGTCTGATGCACGGAACGGGAACCTGCGCCAGTGCGAACGCGGGAGGAACCCCCACGGATGCGGTCAGCGTAGCGGTTTGCCTTGGTTCCGTGTGCAGTGGGAAGGCGGCGGATTTTCACTTCCTTGCCCGCTGCGTTCAGTGCCTCGGCAATGGTGAGCAGGTTCTGGGTGGAGGTGGTCATCGGGTTTGCTTCTGAACTGTGTTTAGTATAAGGGGCGCCGGGCACGAAACCCACGAAGGGTGTCCACCTCTCCAGGCGGCACACCCTTAAATGTCACTCACCAGTTACGGGAAAAAATG